AACTGCTTCTTGCGTACCTGTGATTACAACTGTTTTGTCCATAATTTGACAAGAGTTAGATAATCTAGTTGTTGCAGAAGTAGAATCCAAAGTGGCTTCGTCACCTTCGATTACAGCGTTTGATGTAGAAGCTGCAGCCAAGCTGTCAGTTTGCCATTCGTGTAAAACTGCAGTTGCTTTTACTTTAGCAGCTGAGCTTAAGAATGGAGTGTCAGTTGGCGAGATGTTATAAATAACATCCGACAGGTCTTCTCTTTCACCAATACTGTCATACGTATCAAACGTATTTGTTGGTTGTGCCATTGTGTTTTACCTTTTTTGTTGAGATTTAAGATTAATCATGTCAAGTATTGCAGACTGGGCATCTTTAATATGACCAGTTTTTGCTAACTTGCCAATTTTGTTTCTTATGGCGTCTCGTCCTGTGCTTGTACTTGGTTTAGCGACACCAGCTTTAACAACTTTAGGTGCGTTAGCTACCTTCTTCTGGACTATAGGTTTTCTATCTTTAACAGATTTATAACTCATAGCATCTCTAATCACCATTAAAAAACGATGATCAGCCAGATTCCCAATTTCCTGCTCACTAAAACCATAAGACCTCAAAGAGGTTCTCATATCAGTTCTAAATTGATCAGCTTTATTAGGATCGCTGTATTCTGGTATTTTCGCTGCTGCTAACTGTCTCTGTGTATCAAGGTACTCATCATATTGTTTTTGATAAGCGTCTTTTGCTTTGGATTTCATATCATCTATCTGCCTGTTTTGTTCTCTTAACTGGTAATCCAGTCGTGCTGCAGACGTGGGATCTTCTTCCCAAAGTTTTTTAAGATCTTTACTACCTTGTTGTTGTCTGATGAAACCATCAGCAGTTGCAATCAAGTCGTTAAGTTCACTTAAACGATTGTCATAATTTTGACGAAGACTACTCTTTTGAGCTTCAAGATCTTTTCTCTCTAAGCCTAAAGAATGGGTCTTTTGTCTATAATCCGAGTCTCTAGAATACCCTGCTTTCAGTTCATCAAGGCTAACCTCTAACTCTTGACCTTGTACTTTGACTCGGTGGAGTTCTGGTTCCTCTGTTGCTGTTTGCGTTTCTTCTTTGATCTCAGTATTTTCAGATGCTTCTTCTTTTGGAGTTTCTTCAGACTTTGATTGACTCTCTTTTGAAGATTCCTGTTTGATCTTTTCAGGTTGCTCTGATGGTTCTGCTTTTTTCTTAGGTTCTGATTGTCCTTGTTCAGGATTCAGAAGTCCTTTGATCTTATCAGCAGCACCTTGTACATTAGTACTTTCTGCCATGTAACGTTCCTCCTTGTTGGTTGACGTATATTGAGCTCCTAGAATAGGTTAGCTCTTATTTAACTGCTCAAGATCTTTTTGAGCTAGTTTTCCGCTTTCCATAATAGACTGTAAATGACCTCTAATTTTGTCTAGCATATTATATGCCATCCAAAGAGATCTGCGTTTATTATCGTCAGCAAAACTCGTATTAAAAATTTCTTGCTTGTAAGTTTCTAGTAAATCCTCAAACGCTTGTTTTAGAAGAGGATCGTTTAGAAGTACTTGGGCTCGCTTGCCCTCCCTGATTTGCTTTTCCATTTTGTTTATCATTAAAGAATTTTTGTTGTCCTTTGACTATTTCTTTCATCATATCTCCAGATTTCTGAAGATCTGTTTGTTCTAACATACTTCTACGCTTCAATTCAAGCTCATCTATTTGCGAACCATATTTAAGCTCTAATTCTTTAATTTGTATTTCAAAATCAAGCAATTGTTGTCTCATTTTAGCTTCAACTTCTTTTAATCTTGTATTAGCTTCTAACTGAGCTCTTTGGTTTTCACCTTGAACTTGAGCTAATGTAACTCTTTCAAACTCAGTTGGAGGTTTAGGTGGTAGTTGAGGCATTTGAGCTGCACCGACATCTGGATCCATAAAGTATGGTTCAATTCCATTAAGTCCTGCATTCTCAATTAATTTCTTAAGTGTATTATAAACGTTTCTTAAATTAACCATTGGACCAAATACATTCTGTTGCAAATTAATTGCTTGCATTTGTCTTTCAAGAATAGCGTTTAATAAAATTAGTTGTTGTTCTTTAGAACCTGTACCTAGTCCTACTTGAACAGTAATATTAACTCTGTCTTTCCATTCGTAAGGTCTCATAGGTATATATTTACCTCTAATTCTTACGATCTTTTCTTTTTGTTGATACTTACAAGTAAGTTCAAACATTTTTAATGCTAAATCTTTAACACCTGTTTCAGCAAAGATTCTTGCAATCAATTCCATTCTCATTTGAGATTGAGTTAGAATTTGGTTTTGACCTGTTGCTGTTTTGTTTAAAGTATTAGCATCAAGACCTTGTGATTGTCTTGTAATTCCGGTTCTAGTTTCTTTAACAGAATCTAAGTAAGATAACATTCCACTTGCTTGTTCTGTAATAGGTTGTGCCTGAATAGGCATCATAACATTTTGTGGAGGTTGTTTAGTTCTTACAATTCCGCCTGGTCTATTTGTTAAAAGATCATCCATTGCTACTTGTCCATCTTGGACAGCAACTCTGTTATTATTTGTTAGATACATGTTATCTAACATTTGTCTCATAACAGTAGATTTAATTAATTGGATGTCTTCTACTAATTCAGATACAGATCTTCCATGAAATCTGTGAGGCATAATAACTGGTGTCATAGATATAAACGGAATACTATCTATTTCAGTCATATCTAAAATTTTACCAGTTCCAGATCCAGCAGTAGTTATTTTTAATAATTCTGATTTACCATCATTATTAACATCCATCTTAATATATGATTCATATACTAAAATATCATTAGTGGATCTATCTCCATCATTTTCTCCATGTGAGAAATCTACGTTTTGGTGTCTAGTAAATTTATCTTCTGTAAAGAAATCAGTATCACCTTGAGGTATATTTTCTACAACATCTTTAGGAAAACCCATTTCAACTAATTCAGATCTAGTTTTATTTGTTCTATGACAAACAAAGTTAGCTGAATTAATATCTTTACATCTTCTTTCAATTAAAAATTCTTCAGGTGGTACAGGTTCAATTCTAACCTTACCATATAATCTTGTTCTATGAATAACAACATCGTGTAAAGTAACTTTATCAATTTCTTTACCACGATCATCTGTTATAGGTTCTTCGTATTCTGAATGATTTTTAACTTTAACTTCTGAATCTGCAACAAGATCATTAAATTCATCATCTGTTAATCTTGTATATTCTTCTCTTTCAATTTTTTCTGAATCATCCCAGTATACTTTTAAAATTCCATTCTTTTGGATTAATGCATCTTTAAATGCAGAATATAAGGCTACAAAGCCATCATTCTCTTTATAAAAAATATAATTAAGGTAATCGGAACATTGACGAGCCATTTCATCGTCTTCAGGTCCAACACCTTCACATTGAAATACATTATCTCCAGATGTAAAAATTCTCATTAAAGATGGCATTAGACTTTCTACTGTGTCTAATACATCATTGGATACCACTTGAGAACGACCTTCTTGTTCGTTCCCTAAGGGCATACCAAGATAATAGCTTAAAGATTTTTTTCTTCTAGCTACTAACTCGCCACCAATAAATCCTGATGCGTTATGTATTTCTGTATTTAATATTGATAATATTTCTTGTTCTGATTTTTTCATACTATATATTTTGTATCTACTCTAATTGGTTTATTCCATTCTGACATATTAATTGGTTCTGCAACACATCCGTACCTAAAAGCGTCAGCTGCATGTGAACACCAATCGTGTAAAGGTTTATTCTTAAACACTTGGTTTTTATCGTCCCATTGTTTTCGATATTGTCTTAATGCATCTAGTCCTACTTTGCATTTTTCTCTATCAAAATAACAATATTGTAAAAAGTTTCTCACAGTTTCTATTCCATGATCTACTTCTAATTTAGGTGCTATTTCAAATTGTATACCCAAATCACTTGCTACTTCTAATCTGGATTTACCTGTTCCTAATTCTCTAGCTTGTATATCGTGAGGAGCTATATGATTAGAATAAGCATATCCTTTTTCTTCAAGTTTATCAGCATAATGTGCTAATGACTCACCTGAAGTTTCGTAATAATCAATGAGATGTATTTCCTTGCCCACTCTCTGTGCGAACCAAATCGCTGTTGAGTCACCTATACCTAAATCCCACCACGTTTCTACACCTACATTTGAATCTAGTGGCACGCTGGTAATTCTCCTCTCGGAGTCGGCTTTAGTTATTAATCTTCCATAATAACTGCCTGAGACTGCTGCAGTAAATGAACATTCAAACTCTTGTTCGAATTGTTCCTCAGTCATTATCGAACGTGCCTGTTCCAGCTCTTCATCTGGAATCACTTTGGTTTCGGAAGCTCGATAGATTTTACCCATCCAATCTTTATGACCACGTTGTGCATAGTCATATACTTCCCAAAATTGATTATGACCCATTGGTGTTCCAATAAACATTACCCATCCTAGTTTATCAGCAACTGCTGGACGTATAATTTCTGTCCAGACTCTTGGTGACATAATCGCATATTCATCCATTACGACTCCATCAAATCCCATTCCTCGGATTGAGTCTGGATGATCTGCACCAAATATTTGAATACGACTTCCGTTAAATAAATCTATTCTTAATTCAGTCTCATTTCGTCCACCTCCAAAATACATTAGAGGTTTAGTGTAAAATTTTAAATATTCCCAAGCAATTGCTTTACCTTGTCTGTAAGTTGGTGCAATAAATGCACATAAAGATCTAGGCTTAGCAGCTGCGGTTTTAATTAATTCGTTAATTGATAATACTGATTTACCAAATCGTCTATGACAAACCAGTACATTAAATCTTTTTTTATTGTTATGTACTTCTAATTGATATTCTCGTGGCTTATAAGGAATCTCAATCTTTTTTATTTTCTTGGTCTTTTTGCCACTCGACTTTGATTTCAATTGGTTCATCAGATCCTATTCGTGATTGTGTTGAAGCTAACCTTGGGTGAACAAATGGTGCTGCTTTTTCAGCTGCATACATTTTACGTTCAGGTGAACTCATAGGATTATTTAACACAGCTAGCATATAATCTAAAGGGGAATGTTGGTATTTTATGGACATTTCTTCCATACTTTTCCACTTAGGTTTAGTGCTCTTAGACCCTAAAGGTCTTCCTGCACCTTCCCTCTTGCCGCCATGATTTGGATTTTTTTCAACTTCTGACATTAGCTTATCCATTTTGTTCTGCCATAATTATCTCTTTTAACCCATTGTTTAGAAGACGATCTTTTAGCAGTTCTTTCGCCTCTTCTAATAACATTACCCATTAATTTAGTACCAATATAAGCACCAGCTACTGTTAAAGGTTGTTTAAAGGCAAATTTAGCCGCCCCACCAATTGCTCTGGGTAGCGTCTTACCTAAGAATTTATATTGTTTAGGCATTTTAAATTTTTTTGCCATTATTTAAACCACTTTCTGTTATTTTGTTGTGCACTAATAACTGTTTCAACTGTTTTTAAAATTCTTTTACGTTCTTTTTTCTTTCCAAATGAAGATCCTATATAAGATCCTGCTGCTGCAGAACCTCCATATTTCCATCCTTTTGCAGGAATTTTTTTAGCTAATTTATAAGCTACTTTACCTACTTTATATGCTCCTTTTAATATTCCTATTGCCATGGTTTCCTCGTTATTTTAGTATTTAACCTTTTTGCCTCTCTTTTTTGCGTATTTTTTAGCTGCAGCTCTACCTTTCTTAGTATAGCTGAACTTCTTTTTTCCTACTTTTGGCATTATCTTAACAGTCCTTGTCTAGCAGCATCTGCTGAAGTTGGCATAGGCATTCTTCCGCCTCGTCTTTGACCCATCGCTGCCAATTGCGGATTATTCGCTGCTTGTTCTAATAATCCTGCTTGTTGTTTTGCGATTTCTGGAAGCATTTTAGCTCTAATAACTAATGAAAGTTGTTCTGCTTCCTCTGGAGATAGCTGAATAATCTTATCTGCTAATTTTTCTATGGATTTTCTAGCCATGGAACATCTTTCTAAATTTACCTATTTTAGCTGTTTTAACAAACCCTGGGTCTTTAAGATCTTTTCGGAACGCAGTACGCTGTTTAGCGACTTTTGTTCTCGTTTTCTTAAACCATCCTGGTATGCTATGTAAACTTCTTATTGCTTTCATTATACACAAGCCACAAATACTTCTAAATCGCAAGCGGCAGTATCTGCTAAAGCAGTTACATTAACTAAATCCCCTAGGGATACTGTTAATCCTGTTCCGTCTATGCCATCCATTGTATCTACGACTCCTCCAGACATGTCGCCATTGTAGATAAAGGATTGTCCTTTGTCTAGTTTAATTGCGAACTCGTCATCGTTTTCGTTTTTGAACGTTAGCGTCACATGGTTCGTATCGTCCAGATTCGTAAATCTCATATATCTTACGTCTCCTTCGATAAACGTACCTGAGCTATTAGCGGTACTCATCGCTACTACTTCTATTTCTGAAGTAGGAACTGTAAGTATTCGCTTATGAACCTCGTTAATACTGGAAATCGACAGGGTATTCGATGATCCCTGGTCGTATCCGTTTAACGAAATAGCTTCTGTTAACGTTACTGTTAATGTTGATGCTGTTATTGTTGTTGCCATTATGTTCTCTTTTTATTCTTTTTTGATTGTTTATATTTTTTATGTCCATAAGCAGCCAAACCTAGATTAGCTGCTACAAAAGTACTACCAGCTATAGCTAGTGCTTTTTTAGGATGTTTGTCTATTATTTTATCTAATTTGTGCAATTTTCGTATCGTCTTCTTAGCACTCGTTCTTAAAAATTTAGATGCAATTAGTTTCATTTTCCTTGTCCTCTATATTTGGAACGTTTTGGAATCCTCTTCGAGTAGGATTTCGCATGTCGTCCTGGTCGTTTTTTCTTTGTCGATTTGACGTAAGTATTAACGCCCCATTTTGGGAGCTTTTTACTCATTAGTCTTTATCGATAATATCCCAAGCTGCTGCACCTGTAACACCGTATCCGTATGCTTTGTGGTGTTTTCTTAGGTGAGCTCCAGCTTTAGCTGCTTTTTTCCCAGCACCTTCTAGTCCTTTTCGGACTGTCGGGTTCGAGACTTTTGCAGTCGCAGAAACAGCTGCTTTTTTAGCCGCCTTACCACCTTTGTAAAGTGTTCTAAGCATTCTAAATGCTGCTGCTCCTCCTAGTTTTATTAGTGGTGCTGCCATCTATTTCTCCTTATCATTGCTATTGTGGGTCTATGCTATAACAAACCCCCCTATACAAGAATCGATTACAAATCGATATCTTGCGAGGGTCGATTACAAACCCGTCAATGTCAATCGCTGTTGCGATTGTCTTTGTTATTGTTGATTATTTCATCGCTAAGTCGCTAGCGACAGCGATAAAATAATTGTTGTTATTAATTGCGGTTTGGTGATGAGTTAACTCTGACCGAAAAATCATTGATTAACTGATTACCGAATCGCTCTATAACCATTGATATCATTAGCTAACTTGATTGCTAGTGATATGAAACACACAGTAAATGAGCCTATTCAACGGGTTGTTGTCGAAGGCTCGGAAAGGATATAATGACTGGTATAGAAGTATTGTATACTATTGTGTTATTCTTATTAGCTATATATATGACAATGCTAATAGGTGGTACTTTAGTAGGCTATTTCACCGCGAAAAGACTGATTAATCAGGTTATTCCAGAGGTGAAGTAATGATGTATGTAGTTAAATGGGTATTATGTTTAAGTATAGCTATAATGGGTATTATCATAATGATAGCAGATCCATCTCATAGTAAATTAGGTATAATACTTACTTTTACGGGATTTATATTGTTTGGTTTAAGTTTAGCCCAAGCACATATAGATACATTTAAATAAATAGTTAATATTATTGTTACTAGCGTAAATAATATTAACAGAAAGGTGAATATGTCAAATAAACAATCAGTAGTTGATACTGCTAAAGATGTAAGTAAATCAGCTATTAATAATGGTATGAGTTATGTTCAAAAGATACAGAATGGTATCTTCATACCTAAAGTGTTGAAGACTAGATTAGACAAGCAAGATGAAATGCTTGAGAAAATACTAGCAAAATTGACTAAATAATGTCAATTAAGGACTGCGTCTTACCTCCCTCTAGGCGTGGTCCTTAAAAATTTTGGAGGAGATATGTATAGAGTGATATTAAAGAATAGATTTAAAGAGAGACCTATCAATTTAAGTAGAGTGATAAGAGTGATGTATCATCAGCCATTTACAGGTTCTATTCAATTAGAACATATTACATGGTGGAAGAGATATCTCATTAAACTTATTCATCTTGAAATATTATATCCGAAGAAGGGATGGATACAATTGGTCAAGATAATGCGTGATGGGAAGCCATCGGTAAGAGTAGTGACTAAGCCAAGTACCTCCGACAAGCGAGAGTTACTTGTCTTAAAACAATTATATGGAAAGGAGATAGACAATGTCAAAAAGATCGAAGAGAGACGAAAGAAATTTAGACATAGCAAAAAGGCTAGCAAAGAATTTGATAGCACACCGAATATGGTCTAGATTAACACAAACCCAAATGGGTGATATTATTGGTGTTTCTTTTCAACAGTATCAGAAGATGGAGAAATGTGTAAATAGGATATATGCTGAAGATTTACAAAGAATATGTGAAGAGAAGAAATGGGATATAACTATGATGTATGCAGATTCTGATGTGATGTTAGATGAATGGATGCAAAGAGATTATCCAAATAATAGAGCTATACCTCGTGAATATGAGCAGGTTAAAGAGATGTGGAAGAAAGCTGAAATATCTGCTGATAAATATTATAAACGAAGAACTGAAAAGTTATATAATGTTATGACGAATAGAGAGGAGTAGAATGAATGGAGTTTTTAATTTTGTTCGATTTATTGCTTATAGCATTTCTGCTGTAGTGATAAGGAAATCCTGGAATTGGCTCACGGCTGACGTAGATCCAATTCCTGGATCGAAAGAATTTGATCAAGAGTGGTCAGATACGATGAAGAAAGTTCATCGTTTACGTAAACGAAAGGAGCAATATGAAAAGAATAGAAAAAGTAGGTGATACACTTGTGTCATCATTTACATTTCCTATTAGGGCTCTAATTGGATTAAGTAGATGTATTCAAAAGAATATGCCTGCTAAATTAGAGTTTCCGTTTGAAATAAGAAAGAAAGGAGATGCTAATGGAAAAGTCGAAGATGCAGAATGGTATGAAACCAAGTCAGAAAGACAGAGTAGCTGAAAAAACTGGTGGAATGACTAGATGGTTTATGGAACAATACTTCCAAACTTATGAAATGGTAAGTAAAGATCCAAGATACAAACAGTTACCACAGTTTAATCAAACATCTATGTTAGCTACTGTATTCATAGCAACAAATGCTGCTTTAGATAAGATTAGAGATGCTAAACAAGTTGCGAAGAAACTTGAAGAGATATCTGAATCTGAAAAGAATACTAAAGTTGCTTAAATAAACTGGCTTAAGCCCTATCTAGTGTAGGGCTTTAGCCCTAAAACTGAAAGGATAATATGTTCGATTTACAAAAACAAATACAAATTGTAACTGAGTTACATAGTGAAGCTAGAAAACATGGTGAATTAGCTGCTTATAGAGAGATTCAAAGAAGATTTGCAAGTTTAGATACTTCATCAGTAGAAAATATTGTAGAAGATTTAAAGAAAATTATGCAACATACTAACGAAACAGTTGATGAGTTAGAGAAAGCAGTTAAATTTAAATGAAAAACGATGAACAATTAAGAGTGTTAGATAAAGCTACTGACAAAGCCTTG